TCAAAGCCGACAATCACGTCATCCCCGAGGATGAGAATGTGACCATCACTAATCGGTCGGTCGAATACCCGAAGAAACGCATACTGCATCGACAGATAATTAACAATACTATCAATCATCTGCGTGAAGTAACTACCACTAGGGACGCCATGATTCTTCTTCCACAAAGTGGAGTCAGGCATGACGATAGGAGTGTGAATGAAATACCACACAACCTTATTCCAGTGGCGTTCCTCCTCTTCCGTGAGGACGAAATGCGTCTTCAGAATCTTGAACGCCATATCGATCAACTGACCAGAAATGGAAGCGTCAAAGCCGCTGAAATCGAATTCGTACCTAAAAGGAGAATTCACAACGGATGACATACGACCATACAACGCGTGCTTGGTAAGACCAAATGCCATTGAAGTTTCACTACGCAAGAAGTGATCAATCAACGGACGTGCAAACCTAGCCTCAAGCAAAGTCATAGATTGAGGATAACCCCAAACAAGACGAGTCTTGGGACCAGACTCACCATGTTGAACACGGTGAAATGCAACACACGGGTCCGGCGCCCTCATATCGTTAGCTGTCTTCTGGCTACGGATCAAATCCGAGTCAAATGCTTCACCCTTTGGACGAAAGGTTGGAGCACCAGCGGACTTATCGTCATCGATAGTGTCGCGAAGACGCTCATCGAAGGCGAGAGGACGAAGGGTCGGATTCTTAGTACCGAAATGGCTAAGTGTGATATTGAAGGCGTCACGCAATAGACGACTATCATAATTCATCATGGGCATGTCAGAATAACGAAGTAGTCTTTCGTGAAGCTCATCAGGATTATATTCAGACTTATTATCCCTTTCGGGAACCAAATCGTACTTATCACCAAGAATCTCAAAGAGAGACCACTCAACCAGCAGAGGTCCAGGCTCGGAAAGCCGGCGGAGTGTTTCAGTAGCACGTCGGTTGGAATAAGTCCCAACCACTTTCAGACTGGGGTCACTAACTTCCAAAAGAGGAAGAGCGACATCTTTGACTAAAGTAGTCAAGGCTTTCCTCACAATCAGCGTCACCTGGAGAAACTTGAATAGGA